GGGAATTGGCTCGCCCTGCGGCCCAGGATCACCATGTTCCTTTTCTACATCGTGACTCAATGACAGTGTACTTGTAGCTGTAGAAGTAGCTTTAACCCTGCCATTGGTAACTGCAATCGGGGTGGTTGTAGTCTTTCCGATATAACCTCCTGTCTGTTGCATTTGCGAGAGAACTTCATCGAAAGTCTGAATGCCATCAATCATTCCAACTTTTAGAGCATTCTTAGCGGTGATAACTGAACCCTCACCGTAGTTAGCCCTAACATCTTCAATTGTTGTATTACGTCCTTCGGCTACAACTTTAAGGAACTCTTCATGTAGCTCATTAACTCTACCCTGCATCATTTCACGAGTCTCAGGAGTTAGAGCTTCCAAGTGAGCAGCCTTAAATCTACCAGCCTTGATGATTGTCTGCTTCACTCCCTCTTTTTCCTGTAATACAGAATCGTCCTGATGTACTGTATATACGCCAATACTACCAGTATTGCTACTAGGACTTCCATAAAACTCACCTGCCTGCGTAGCTAACCAAGCACCTGCCGATGCTGCTAATGTATTAGCCACAGCTACTACTGGCTTAATTTCTCTTGCAGCAAAGATTTCAGCTCCCATCTCAGGAACCATATCTGCAACTCCGCCAGGAGTATCAAAGTCTAGTAGAATCGAATCAACACGGTCACTTTCTAGTAAAGCTCTAAAATCATCTTTGACCTGTTCCAAATCAGTAGCACCACTTAGCTCAGTAAAGAGATTGGCCTTTGGAAAGATTGGCCCACTGATTCTAAGAATACCGACACCACCATTAATCTCAATAGTATCGTCTCGACCACTATCCAAATCGAGGATAGCCATTCTAACATCGTCTGGGACAGTCTCACCATTTAGACGACTATCGAGAATGTCAAGAATCATCTTTAGTCCCTCACCCGTAATTAGCCAGGGACTCTCTACGACCTTAGTAACGATCCTTGTTAGTTCTCTCTTACTACGGGGCTTTGCTTTCGCCATACTCACCACCTTTAACTGGCATCATCCGTTGGTACTCCATTATTACCACCATCACTAGCATCTTCGGCACCTTGAGTGTCACCCTTACTTGGATTAATCTTACTACCAGGGTTATTCTCAGGTGTCTGCCTTCCACCCATCTTTGGAGGAGCATCAACAATAGACCTAACCCATTGTTCAAGCGGAAGATCAACAGTAATAGCATTACGGGCAATCAAGTTAGCAAGACCGGCTGCCCATTGCTGCAAATCTTTCGTTTCACCAATGTTTTTGATCTGTAGACGAGGGAACTTATCAGTATCGAAGTTGTATGCAACAAGCTGAGGAATGAGATAGAAGTTAACCCATTCACAGATTAGATTACCAACATAACGAAGGGATTTAGTAAAGGTGTCCTGATGGGCACCAGCAGTTGCCCTACCTCCACCACCTTCGGACTGTAGACCCATGAGAAGAAACTGTACCATGATGTTAAGCATGATCATTCCATTGTGATGATCAATGGAAGTCATTACATTAACTGGCTGACCTTCTAGCTTTGCAAAATTCAATTTGAAGCCAGGAGGTAGAGCAGCGCCACCTAGTTCATTAGTACGAATGTTCTGTACTAGAGCAAATGCCGCTTGTGCTTCTTTGTCAGTAAAACCAGGAGGAAGCTCGATTGTAGGAAAGCCGATACCATGACGTTCCTTCTGGATAGCATCAATCTTGTACAAATTGTCAATGTAGTACCAATGCTGATGTGCCGTTCTGAGTAGAGACTTACCTTCTAAGTTTCCACCCTTCTTATTGAAGCTGAAAATGATCAGCTTAGAAATATCAATTTCTTCGTCAACAGACTGATTGTTAGCTTTCAAGGCTCTCTGAACAATTGAGACAGGGCCGCCATTGTCATCATATTCAATGCTCTTGATTGTGGGTGTAGGACGTGGAGCTAGTTTCTTGAGCATTGTGTACTGACGACGGTTAGCCATTCTTCGGCCAGGTGCCCATTCTCTATTCTCGTAGACCTTCTCGAAAACAGAGTAACCATACTCATACATTCTCAGGATATCTTCAAGAGTCAGAAGGAATGGTGCGCTAGTACCACGAAGGATATTGTAATCAACAAACTCAGCAATATCCATGTTTTCTTGTTCTTCATCATATGGTTGAATGAAGAACAGGGCACCCATAATGGGCATCTTTCCAGCGCGTAAGGAAACATCAACTCCTGCATGACTAGCTGCCATGTAATCATACGTCTGAACAGCTTGTGAGAGAGTACCTAAGTTTGGAACTCTATCTCTTGTAAGACCACCGCGGGATGATCCCTTTTCTAGCAAAGCTGCATTATCAACAGGGATCGCTCCCTTAGCTTGTCCAGAAACTCCAGTAGTACGAACCCTGGGATTCTCCTGAATCAGGATTCTTTCATCTTTGTTCCAATCGAATATTTCACTCATTTAGAATTCCACTGATCGTGTAAAAGGAGTGTTTTGCTGGAAAAACGTTTTTGCCTCACCGCGTAGTCCTATAGAACCGTACACGTCACTAAGGCGCGAACCGCCACCTAGGACAAAATACTGACTAAAGAAATATCGAAGAGCATCAGGGCCGTGATCATCGTAATCATGCTGACCTTCGGGAGAATTCCTGCCTTCCTTTGGTTGACGCATATGGAGGTTTTCCATCTGACGGATAAGCTCCGTACACTTACGATCAACGAATAGTTTTGGTTTACCATTCGATTGAACCTTCAACCAACGCTTAACTTCTTCAATACCTCTATCCCATCCAACATCTTCACTAAACACCTGGCCTAGAACTATTGCAAGAGTTGCAGCTTGATCAGCGCCACGAGGATCACCGAACATACAGTCAACATGGAAACCTTCGGGATTCTGTCTACCTAGTTTACCCTTATCAGGAACAGACTTTCCAGATAGGATCAATCCATGCTCATAAGTAGATAGATGCTTCTCTTGATATTCTCTCCATACGTAAACATTATCTTCTGGATCAACCATAATGTCAAGACAGACAAAAGCATCAGCAAATCCATAGTCGAATACCCAGAAGTTTCTCCATAATGGATTGAATTGAATGTCAGAGTTGGGAACATGAATACTCGGATTAAACTCATCATAGATTCGTCCAACGAATGAAGTAAACTCAGCAGCAATTTCTTGAGTAAAATACTGTGGAGATGTAGTTGCTTCAATTCCTAAAATTTCTGGGTCTTGACGACCTCCTGGGAATAGTATAGGATTGGACCAAGATGGGAAACGAATCGAATCATAATCAGGATGGATAGATTTCAATTGGCCCATTAGCCATAGTCCTTGATACCAGTTATGGCCTTTCGGAGTTGAAGTAAATTTGGCCCAACCCTTAGAATCTGCAAGAGCCGGCCTAATATACATTTCCCATGTATCCTTATCATGGCGTGCGGCCTCTGCCATGATTACACCTTTAAGACCTTCACCCAAAAGGGAATCCTTGCGATCTGCTGATTTAACTTCAATGATCGTACCCCAAGGCATTTCAATTCGCATCTGACCTTGGTTCACATTATACTGCTTCTTAATGTTTCCACCAAGTTTTAGTTTGTTTACAAGGTTCTGATAAAGGATACGGAATTCCTTTTCACCCTGAACATAGTTAGGGCCTACAATCCAATAGTAACCAGGATCAGTAGGATCAGCAGCAGCTACAGTTAACTCGTTTCCTCCGAATGTAGTCTTACCCCATCTTCGGCCACAACAGAGGATTTGGAATCTAGCCTCAGAATTATGGGCATCAGCTTGTTCCTGCGAATGAGGCTCGTAACCAATCTTCTTGAAAATGAATTTTCTGCGTTCAGGATCAATCATGCGTTAACCCATTTACCTTCACGAATGTAACCATGAGATTCTGGATGACGTGGGCATTGAATAGAGGGGTCCAAAGTAAGAGGATTCCGTTGAATGATATCCCAAATAGGACGATTATATTTCTCATCGTCACCACTTTTTATCCATCGAACAATTCCTGCACACATCTCACCGTTTGGTAAAAGATGATTAACCGAAGCTCCCACTATTGTATCCTCAGGAAAGGACAATCTACTTCCTAAAACTGGTTTAAAAGTCCATCCTTGACCTAAATCATATTCTTTAGTAGGATCAAGATCATCTAAGTTAATCATAGTAGAATTCTTAGGCAGAGTTTTTGGTTAGGACATTTATGAATCAAATCAATTGCATGGTGCAAGTCAATGTCTAGATCAAATGCAATACGTTCAGCAATTTTAGTTCTGTATCCAGCTCGTAACAATTCCGCAAGTCTCCAATCAATTTCTTTCTGACGTTCTAAATCTAACTCTTGATATTCAATCATCATCGACATTAAACCACACTGGTCGTAAGACAGGACTCTGTGATCCCTGTGAAAACTTGAGGTATAGTCCATATTGACCATTTGCCCAGTTTCCACCAGCCGTAGTATCAACAAGACAAATGGCGGTCATTCCATCAAAAGTAGGAACAGCATTAGCTATCTTGCTATTTCCATCTTTATCCTTAACATCAAATCTCAAATTAGTTACATCACCCAAATCAATGATTGCATTCAGCTTGTCGTTAAGATGAACTAACAGAGGCTCTATAGTTCCCGACTTAATGGACTCCATGTAAACCCCTTACGCTGTAGATGAAGTGTGAACCAACAACGTACTGTCGTTCTACCTTTGTACTATATCTTAACTGTGAACTCAGTGTATATCTTCGTTCTAGTCTTGTAGAATATCTTAGAGAGTAACCAGCAACCTCCAAGTCATACTCAGGAGCAATGAATGTGACAATTTCAAATCTAAGATAAACCTCTGCTGCGTCAGTTACTTCTATACCTTCAATACCTGATGGACTGAGTAATAATCTAATTTCTGCACTATCTGCAATACTAGCTTGTTCCATTCCGCTAGATTGGAGATCAAGCAACACTGTAGCCAAATCTGTAGTTTCATAGGTTTCTACAAAAGTCGGGGTAAGCCGTAACAACCCCACAGCACTATCTACCTGAGTATGTTCCTCAGTACCACTAGGCTGTAGAGCTAGAAGCATAGTAGCAGAATCCACGAACCCCGCGCTGTCTTGCGTAGCAGGGCTTAGTAATAGGGAGATTGTGGCTGAATCTACGAAATCTACTACGTCAACTGATTGTGGCGTAAGAGCCAGATATGCAGAGGCACTTTCTATATAGTCAGCGATATCTGTAGCTGATGGAGTAAGTTGAAGAAGAACAGTGGCCTCATCTACATACATTCCCGCTGGCGGCAAATATTCGTCAACTCCACTTGGAGTGAACAGAAAAGTAACTGTATTCTGATCCACGAAATCTTGAACATCAACTCCTGTAGGAATAAGTAGAAGATTAGCTGTAGCCTGATCACTTGATTCTACACTGTCTAGACTGGTGATAGAAAATCTAAGATCAGCAGTAGCGATATCTGAGAACTCAGCAAACTCTGTACCGGATGGTTGTAGGTCTAAATAGACTGTGGCCGAGTCAACATAGTTAACTGCACCACCAGCAGATACTTTAGTTACAAAATCTTCGTGCAACCAGTCTAGGGGCACTAGTCCAGTAAACCAAGACTTCGGATTAAGTTCTGTCCAAAAACGCATTATGCGTTATCGACCTCACGAATCCACATCCAGGAACCACGGCGTACAGTTAGCCCTGCCGCAACCGCAATCTCAGAAGCACACCGTAACGCGAAGATTCCATCTGCTGACGGAGAAATCGTACCAGCAATGTTTGCCAATCTGTTAGCAGTTGATCCTGTAGTCTGTGCAGTAATAGCTGTTTCCAATGCTGTAATGGCACCCGCTGAAAGAGCAGCCGCTGTTACGCTTGGAGTAACAGTATCTTGAGTAGCTGCAATAACATAATCCATAGCAGGCCCACCAAAACCAAAACGTGAGCCTGTAGTTGAAGCATTATTAGCATGAATGAGGTTAGCAAAGATAGAGTAAGTCTTTCCAGCTTTAACCGGATAAGTCAATCCTGTAATGTTATCGAAAGACGTTGTAGCATTAACAACATCTGCGGGTGTCGTCAGTACCTTACTTAGTCTCTCTGAAACATCAGGTTTCCACCAACCGAGCTTACTCTCATACTCAAGATGCTGTCCGGGGTTAAGAACTTCTTTCCAAATTTCTGCATCAGCAGCCGGCTTGTTCATAATTACTAAAATGTCACAACTGTCTGCTGCGTCCTTATTTCGAATGAAACATGATTCAAGGGCACGACGTTCTGTAGCCGCAGCAGGCCCAGCTAGTAGATCACCTATTCCGACACCCGCATAGTTATAAATCTCTGAATCACCTAGAACGACATCAGTCGCAAGTGTGTGTTCTACGAAGCAAGACGTTACATCAATGTCCGCATCACTACTACGGCTAATCTCTAGTTTCTCACCAGTCTTAAGTGGAATCATTTAATGAACCTCCTTCTAATTTTAGGTATAGGGTGATTCGTCATCTGAGAATCTTGTGCTGGAACTGTAGTAAATAATTCCACACCACTAGGAGTAAGTGAAAGATAAACTTCAGCGGAATCTACAACTTCGGCCTGTTCAATTCCACTAGGCTGTAAGTCAAGATATAATGTTTCAGCATCGACATTCCCTTGAATAGGTATAACAGCAAAAGTTACTGTTGCCCATTCTGCTGTTCCACTAGGAGTTATGGCACTTGGGTTTTCACTACCCGCTGATGTTATGACTTTAGATGCCCCTGCGTTAGCCGGTATACCACTTCCCGTATTAGGATGATCCCAACGTTCTGTATATCCAGTTGAAGGAGTCGTTAGTGTAGCAGAGTTCTTAATCGCCATAATCTCATATGCAAGCTCATCCACCTCAACAGTAATAGCAGCAGGATCAGGATTACCCGAACTTCCATTAGCACCTATTACATTACCAAGTGGAGTTAAACTATCTTGATCTGTAACTCTATGTACTGTCCATGCAAATTTGGCCGCCGTACTTAAGGTAATAGCTGACAGAGCAGTTCCATCCTCTACTCTATAATATACGCCAAGTCCAACGTTTGCTGCTTGATTTTCACGACGGATGAGTGTCCATTGTGAAATGCCTCCTGATAAAGTAACATCACTACCCTTCTCAAAAGTAAATGCTCCGATTAGTAAATCACCATTTGCCGTGCCAACAGGTTTAGTAGGTGTGAATGATGTTCCATCACCCGAACCGAAAGCATCATTTTGAGGAGTCGGAGCAGGCACTTATTCTTCAACCGGGAAGAAGAATGGACCTTTACGAATTACCTCGGAACCAACGGTAAACCATACGAAAAGGCGATAATCTCCTTCTGCCCAGATACCACCACTAGTAGTATCGACAATACAGTTGATAGTCATAGCAACTGCTGTGGCAGCTTGAGCGTTCGCATAAGTACCATCACCATACTTAAAAGTATCATCAGAAAACATTACATCAAACTTTGGGCCTGCTGTTGATAGATCAGTAACAGTCTCTTCGTTATCAGTAATGATTACCTGAATGTTCTCTTTACTACCTTGCGTGATTGGGCCAATAGGCATTCTACAGCACCCCCTTACATTGAGTTAGCATTGCCCTGTCCCAACTAAGGGTTCTGCTGTAAACCTACTCTTAGATTGAGCCAAGAATCTACACTTTGAATTAGCTACAGCCCATCTGTTATCTGAATCACCAATCCATCGTTCATTTCCCATAGAGCCGGACCATCGTGTCTTTGTATTAGGTGTAGTCCATCGTGTTCCTGAATTTCTCGAGAAGAATCTATTGTGACCTTCTGCTACAAATCGAACACTATCACTAATGATAGAAGCAGAAGCATTCCATCTAGCTTGAGAATCTGTGAAGAATCTAGTTTGAGAATCTAATGCGAACCATCGAGTTCTAGCTTCTCCATCGCCAATAATGAAACAAGGAATTGATATATATTCGACACCCGATGGTTGCAGGTCTATTAAAATTGTGGCCGAGTCAATGTACTCGGCAATATCTGTGGCGGTGGGTTGTAAGAAAAGATAAAGTGTATCGGCATCAATGTTGTTACTGACAATTACATCAACACCACTGGGGATCAAACTGAGAAGAATAGTAGCAGTATCAACTAATTGAGCAACATCAGTTCCAGATGGTTGTAAGTCTACTAGTACAGATGCAACATCGACCTGTGTATGCTGCTCTGTACCAGTAGGTTGCAAATCTAATAAAATAGTGGCCGAATCGAAGGTGGTATGTTCCTCAGTACCACTAGGCTGTAGAGCAAGCAACACTATGTTGCTATCAACAAATTCAGCAATATCCGTACCACTAGGTTGTAAGGCTAGTAAAACTGTAGCAGATTCGGCATAGTCAGTTGCATCCACACCGGATGGAACCAAACCTAAATATAAAGTATCAGCATCAGTGTATCCTGTATCTAGCTGATCAACTCCAGAAGGTTCTAGATCAAGATACTGTGTAGCTGAGTCTACAAATTCAGTTACTTCTGTACCAGTGGGTTGAAGATCAAGTGATACTGTAGCCGCATCAAACGTCGTATGTTCTTCAACTGCACTAGGTTGTAAGTCCAGATACTCAGTGGCAGCATCTACATACTGAACAATGTCAATACCAGTCGGTTGTAAGTCTAAGTAAAGAGTAGCTAGATCAGTTGATACACGTTCTTCGAGTCCTGAGGGTTGCAAATCGAGTAAAGCAGTTGCAGCATCAATATACTGTGCAGCTTCTATACTAGCTACCTTTAAGGCAATTAGTACAGTTGCTACATCGTTGTATCCTATAGTATCCGTGCCAGATGGCTGTAAGTCGATTAGAACAGTAGCAGCATCTATTACAGTTCTAAATTCAGTACCACTAGGCTGTAAATCTAGTAAAGCCGTAGCTAGGTCAGTAATGGTTCTAAACTCAGTACCGGATGGTTGTAAATCTAGTAGGGCTGTAGCTGCATCTGTAGCAGTTCTAAACTCTGTACCTAATGGTACTAAATCTAAATAAACTGTAGCAGCATCTACACTGGCGACATTAATGTCACCCGAGACTTGCCCGAACAATGCCCCACCGAAAGCATTAGCACCGAACAATTACGTTACCTCAATTTCCTAACCTAATAGTACCGGGGTGGCTTTCATCCATCGGCTGTGGAAGGTGCCTATTCCACCACCCACACGATATTTCGACGCCAACGTAACAGCGGTAAGTGTCTTACGCCGTGAACGATGGCTATTGACATTGGTAAATGTCGCGCCTACTGCACCCGAGTGAATTGCGTCTGCATCTACG